AGCCCGAGTATAGCCTTTAGTCTTGATACTCCTCTAAAAATAGAATTTTCATTTTCCGTGTAGATGTGAATAATTTCATGAGGTTCAAAACGAATTGCTTCAGATTTACGAGTGGTTTTTCCAGCTCCAAATCCATAAAAATCATTAGCTTGTTGATTATGAACTAAATAGTTATAGTGTGATACAAATGTCTGTGAATCGGGAACTACTTCAACATCATTAGCGGGTAATAAGAACAGGTCTTGTCCGTCATAATAGAAAAATGCGTTACCGTCTAACATAAAATCTAAGAAGGCACGTCTAAATAATCTAACCCTGTCTTCAAACGGGTTAGGTTTATAGTTTAACATTCTGTTAACTTTTTTAGCGGGGGAGTTGCCTTCTACAATCAGAGGTATCTCTGTACAAGCATTGATAACCATTTCAACCGAGCGATGAACTACCTCAATTTCACGATATGCTTGTTCAAAGTCTGTTATAGTCTCTGGAGAAGCAAAAGGTTCAAGAGATGCTATTGAGGGTTGCGCCGGATTTAATTTCTCAGCCAACCAACCTCTAAAACCTAACTTTTCATCTGCCATTTTTTGCCCTTTGAATATCTAACCAATTCTTGATTTTAGAGGTTAAATGATTTGAATATCTTTGTCCATAAATGTTGTGAAGTTGCTTATGATGTGTGCTACATAATGTAAACAAATTATCATGACTTAAATCTGATTCACAATCTTGGGAAAATTGAACTCTCAGATCTTTTATAGCATCAACGTCTTCGATAACACTTATTTTATTTTTATCACACCAATTATTAAAAAGTTCGCTTACACTAAATAAATGATGTAATTCTAATTTTTCTTTGATCCCACAAATATAACACTCATCGCGAAGTTTGTAATCTTTTTTGATAAAGTCTCTAACATATTTGATAGGAATACGCTTTAATTTATTCACTTTACTACACTTTCATCTGCTGTCCAAGAGATATTTTTAAATTTTTCTACTATGTTCCATCTCATACTATAGTGTTCAGGATTTTTATTTAAACCAATGCCATTTGAGGGTAAATTTAAAACTTTCCCAGATACTGTGTTTAAAGAAGGTAGATTATATTTTTGTCTTAGTAGGTAAGATACAAAAATGTCGTCTCCTCTTTCTGGATATCCTATTTTCTCAATATCTTTTTGTATCCCATTTAAATAATTTTGTTTAACAAGTATAACAGAACCAACTAAGAAATCAACTTTTGAATCCATACACCAGTGATCCGTTAGTTCACCGTAATTTGAAGATTTTAAAACTCCAGATTTTCCGTAAACTCCCGTAATTATATCATCTCTTGAAACCATAGACTTAACTAGAGAAGGGTGAGGTAACAAATCGTCATCTACTACTAACTTAAATTCCTCATCATACTCAAAACACCTATGCCATCTCTCCATGCATAACCAGTTTTTTTCATTGTTTATCACCTCAATTGGTTGCCCTAAATAAGGAAACCCTTCATCAGGATTATTATTAATAACTGTGATAGGACATAAATCTTTATAGACATTTAATATCTGATTCACATTAGCTGGGCGCTCATAATTTAAAACTATTAAACGTAAACTAGGCATAGATTGAGATATTACTCATTTTAGAGTGTGTATAGATAGCGTATCTCACTGCGTCACACGGGTGAGAAGCCCAATCATGTATGGGTTTAGGTGTTTCGGTATTAGGATTCCACTTGTATGAGCTCATTGCAGAGAAAGTATGGGATGCACCCATTGTATCAAAAAATAAACGATCTGATTCAATTAAAACTTGTAAAAAATTTATTCCATCATTAACAGACTTAATTGCGTTTTCACAATAAATGTCATAGTCATAGGCAAAATCAGCTTTAACCTGTTGAGCTGCAGAATCAATGTATATTGAATCTATATTCCAGTCATCAATTTTTTCTTGTATAGCTGACGCTAATTCAGAGGTAGTAGACTCTTTAGATATATATTCATCAATTATGTAGTAATTTTCGCCATCATATCCAATCACAACAAAAACATTTTCATCTCGGTATCCCACATCAAGACCTGCTAAAACTTCTGCGAAACGTTCACCCACATAGTCATTAATATGTTTTGCTTCATCTAAAGCTTCATAAATTTGTGATTCAGTAGTTGTCCATTCACACTCATACTCTTGAGCAAATAGAGCACGAGTTATAGATTTACGTGCTTCATCAATATCGTTCTCTGATAAAAGAGGATTAGCTCTCCATGTATGGATAGAGGACCCCCACTCTGCATATTCTTGATCTTGTCCTCTTAAAAAATACGAGTAAAGATAGTTACCTTTACCACGAGGGGTAGAAATCCACAGACAACGAGAATCTTTAAATGTGGAAAGTGCAGGACGTAAATCACGTGTATAGTATTCATCATTAGGAATGATTGCGGCCTCATCAACAATTAAGAGATTAGCAGCACGACCAACTAAGGAGTCTCTATTATTGGCTGATAATAATCTGAATATAGAACCATTAATTAGTTTCACAACTTTATCTTTTTGGTTGAATCGATCAACCTCAATCTCAAGTTGCTTAATTAAATCTGTAACATAATCCCAGATGATAGATGAGAGAGAAAAATTAGGAGCCACCACCATCACTTGCTGACCTGGCTCTAAAAGTTTAGCAAAGGCAAGTATAGCAGCTGCATAAGATTTACCAGTTCGACGAGCTGCAATGTGTACAAAGAAACGATTCTCATTCAAGCCTTCAATCATAGCTTGTTGAGATTCATTGAACTGAACAGGGACGGGAAGTCTTGTAAGAAGTTTATCTACATTTAAACGGAAAAATTTATCTGACATTATTTAGGAAGGATACCAAGTAAAAGAGAAAGTGTAGCGATGATACTCGCTACAACGCCGCCAACCCATAAAAGAGTACGAAGAGAAGTTCTTCCTTGAGAAGCAAGTTCGTTTACATCATTCAATTTTTTATGCATTGTTTTCATTTCATCAGTTAATGCATTTAGAGTTGATATAATCTGAGCATAACGTTCTTCACACACAGCTTCGTGTGCAGAAATATTTGCTTTGTTACTTTGTGAACGTTCGTGTAACCTATCTAGCTCTATTTGTATTTGATCCAATTCTCTGATATTATCAGCCATTATTACTCCGCGTGAGCTATCGGATTATTAATTTTAGTTTTTTCCTCACGTCTTAGATATTCTATTAGATCAGCTCGTTCACTACCAAATATAAAATGGCAAGAAACGGGCAATTCTATTCTTGTTTTATCTTTTAAAATGAAAAAACGGGATTGCGCGCCTTCAGTAATCCCGTCTGTGGTCACATCTTTAATTTTTCGCCAAAACAATGATCCAGCTTTTTTATACTGCACTGAATAATAAATCAATTTCCCCTCCGATTTGTTATTACAGTTTAATTATATAATTTACAACTTGGCTAGGCAAGGTTGTATTTACTGTAAAGTCATCAACTGTTAGTGCGGGGATAGTGTGAGTATGAGCGGCCTGTGTTACACCTGTCACTGCAGATGCTGTTGCGGAGTCTTTTGCAGATGATGCAAAAGTTGCAGTCGGTACAGTTAAGTCACCATCACCGTCAGATCCGGTTGTACCGGCCCCAGTTGTCTCACCTGACACAGTAGCAGATGCCATCACAGCGGATGCAGCAATTCCAGAGGTTATTGCACCCAAGGTACTCATATTGGTTCCTTTACCAAGAGGAACACGGTCACGAAGATCTGGAACATTAAAAGTAGTCGAGCCATCACCGTTACCATATGTTTCACCGATTACAGCAAATAAGCGAGCATAAGTAGTACGATTTAAAGCAGTATCATCGCATAGATGCCAACCAGTAGGAGCAGATGCACCACCATATGCAACAATTGTACCAGACGGAATGATCTCAGCACCACCAGCGGTAGACCCGTCATGTACTCGAATATTTTCGGTATCTGTATCAATTGAGAGTTCGCCAACAGCACCCGTAAACGAATTGTTCTGTGCAGTTGTTCCTCTTCTTAGTTGTAATTGTGTGCTCATTGTTGCTCCTTAACTTAATGCCCCCAGGTCAAAAATGCCTGTAACTGTGAATGTATTATCTGAATGACTTCCTATGTTTACATCTCCACTAATGATAATGTCTTCTGTAATAAATATAGAGTTACTTACTATAACATCTTGACTTACTGTAACATTACCTGTAACAGCTAAAACATTATCTGCATGACTTCCAATTGTAACATTACCAGACGCTACAATCGAATTGCCTACAACTAAGTCATGACCCAGCTCAAGGTTACCAGTAGAACCTTCAGTACCGATAACGACGGTTGCATTATCAGTAATTTCAAACTTATCTGTGACGTCTCTTCCAAGACCCCCCATAAATGGTGAAACTTTTGTACTCATAATAACCTTTCTAACATAAATAACCTACATGGTCAATATATTTTAACTTAGTGCGCCTAAATCTATTGAACCTACGATTGTAAGAGTGTTTGACGAGTTTGTTCCAATGGTCGCATTACCATCGATATCAACGTCTCTCGTAAAATTAGTGTCTCCAACAGCATCAGAGGTAACAACTTTTGATGCAGCAGTGGTTCCAAGAGTGATTCCATCTAAATAGTCAAGCTCTGTGGGAGTAACTCCGCTTGATTGTGAAATTTTTCCAGAACCGTTAGTAATCATTACTCGGTCAGCTGTTAGATCAGATGTAAGTACACTTGAAATTGCACCTGCGATATTAGCTACTCGTCTTGCCTCAACAGCCGCTGAGTTACTTGATACTGTGTCAATATCCGTAGTGAGTGCGGCAACATTGTCACTAATTGATGTATCAACCGATAATCCATTATATTTAAGAGTAGCTGCGTCTACAATACCTACACTCAAATTTGCTGCTGTGACTGGAGATAGTGAAGTGTTAGATTTTGGGTCTTTTGTATCGCTGAGTTTAAACGTGACAGATGACTCATCATAGAAAAATGCAGCATTACCCTCATCTCCGCGATTAAAGAGTATACCAATATCATTAGCAGGTGAACCTGTAGTTCCATTTGCTAACATGATCATGGTGTCGTCAACGTCCATGTTAGTAGTATTAATAGTTGTCGTATCACCGTTAACAGTTAGATTGCCTGTGACAATCACATCATCTGTAAATGTGGTGGTGATATTGTTGGCAGCGCGCCTTGCTTCTACTGCATCAAGTTGTGTTTGAATAGCTCCAGTAACACCGTTGACATGGTTTAACTCTGCAAGAGTGGTAGTGGCAACTGAAATCTTACCAGAACCGTCAGAAGCGAGTGCTCGTGAAACAGTTAAATCCCCAGTAAGAACTGTAGAAATAGCCCCCGCAATATTAGCAACTCGACGAGTCT